ACCTTTCACGTAGCTCCGCATATCCTTGCAGATGTGGAGTACCGTTCTCCCCTCTTTCTTTGCCGATGACAAAGTATGCACTCTCTTCCCGAAGGAAAGCGGTGAGGGAGTCATATTCTTCTGTAGTCCAGTTATTCAGAGTGAACAACCAGCGCTTCCCACGAGACATAGAGCATCAACGCTATGCCTCCTTTTATAGAGTTCAGGTGGACGGACGGACTAGGCCGGGGGTAATACTAGACCCCGGCCGTCCAGACGTAATCAGTGACGATATGGAAGGCAGCTCATTAATATTTAATTGTTGAGCAGGTACAAGCGGAGAAATTCCTGGCGTAACCACGTCACCAGAAAATGACAGGTTATGACTAAACTGTATGCGTAAAGTATTGTTTACGCTATCCGCATTAGATGTTTGACTGCAAAAGTACATCCAGTACATCCTATTCCCACCTGCCACTTGAAATATGTTCTGATCAACCTTTTGAACACGCAACCTCTCAAATAAAGTAATAGGTCTCTGTCCAGGCAGTAATATAAAATCAAATGCTTTAACAACCCTTCCAAACCGCTCAAGGTCGGGAATAAGTGAAGGATCAACCGTTGATGCAGACAAAGGAACCACAGACTGATCAACCGGAAGAACACCAAAGTCAGGACTTGGATTACTACGGAGTAAATATAATTTCACCCGTATAGCATCATTAGCATCCACATTAGTAAAGGTTAGTGAACCATAACCACCACGAATAGTAATATCATCTTGAAATAAAGGAAGTGGAGTGGTATTATCAACAGCCCGAGCACCTCCACCAGCAGTCCAAAAAGCCAAATCACCATGCACAGGACCATACCCAATACGGGAATCCCTACTATCAGCAGGCATCGTCACAGAACTCAAACGATCAATACATGATCTATAATGAGTTTTGAACAGAGTATCCTTCCAAAGAGCATTACGATACGCACGAGGGCGTAACTTCCTACTCCGGAATTTTATAGAAGTAGTATTTCCAGCTTGCGCAGATGTAAACTGAGACCCTCTCCTACCATTTCTACGACGACGAGCACCAAACCTACGTCGTCTCTTGTTCCCATGAACAAAATAATTACTACCAGTGGTAGCACCTCTTTTCCTTTTCATTGCCATTGTATCTTACTCTCGCTCACGCGAAAGCGCGGGTATTTATAGAGAGTTAGTACCGTGCGGTGCAAGATAGCGGGAACGGGTACCGCGTTCCGCGGTCCCCCGGTCCAGAGAAAAGGCTTCGCCTTTTCGTGGCCTGCTGGACTCCGCCAGAAGCGGCCACATCGTCGGCTTCGCCTCCTCAAATTTTCATAAATTAATAATTGGAAGTGACACATAGTATTCTTTATTCATATATTATATTTCGGTTACAGATATCCTCCTCATAAGAGCAGGTAATTGTACATGAGGGCCATCCGGGCCCTTAAAAACATCATAAGGATGAAAATTACTAGTTACAATAAACGTACAAGCATATAGAGGAAGCATACTTCCTTTAGTTTCAACATTACAAGGATAACGATCAAACCAAACAAGAAAACGTGTAATATCAATGCCTTCAGGAGCAACATCATCAATTACGCACTCTCGTTGAAGCATGTATCCATGCCACCACTTAGTTCTAGCATCTTTTCGATAAGCTGTGGGGAGTTCTTCGAAAGCTCGACGAGACTTTCCTGACCCAGGTTCACCATAGTACCACCTGACAGAAATGTCAGGCCTTTCGGGAGGGGACAGGAGGGAGAAATGGTTTCGTAACAACGTAGATCCGGAGAAGTACCAACTTCCAGGATTCTCTTCAGCGTATCTGTTGCATCCTTCAAGGAAGGACCCTTCACTTGTAGCTTCTCTAAATCTTCTTGCAAGTTCGTCCCGTGTTGATCCAGACCCATCTGTGTTGCCATTTCCTCCACCAGCGCTGATTCTTCCGTGTTCCAAGAAATCTCCTTCTTTGATACAATACTCTCTATTTCGAGGTCCAGTTCCTCGAGCAAGTTCGAGATGCGATCTCGAGCCGACTTTATTTTTGAGAGATACGAATCTATACCTTTCACGTAGCTCCGCATATCCTTGCAGATGTGGAGTACCGTTCTCCCCTCTTTCTTTGCCGATGACAAAGTATGCACTCTCTTCCCGAAGGAAAGCGGTGAGGGAGTCATATTCTTC